TAACTCCTTCGGTTACATATGCTTTCAATCCGCCGACAATGCTGTTCTCTCCACCGGTCACAAGGGCAATTCCGATTCCTTCGAGACTCGATTTCATTAACGTGAGCGCTCCCTTGAGATTATTGAGCTTCGTTTTCGCCATCGTCTCTGCAGCTCCGCCAGCCCCTTCCAACTGCGTCTTGAACTCACCGAGATTATCCGATCCCTGTTTTATAAGTGAAATAACACCCGGTGTTGCACGTCTCCCGAACACTTTAGACAATTCACCTAATCCCTCGGCAGTATCGAGAACCGCAGGATCGACCTGCCTGAGAATCTCCTCGAGGGAGAGCATCCGTCCGGAACTATCTGCGACAGAAATGCCGAGGTTCCGCATAGCCTTATATGCAGCATCGCTCGGATTGAGCAGGGCATTGATGGCGCCCCTGAGCACCGTGCCAGCCATACTGCTCTGAATACCGGCATTACCTAACATACCGATAGCGGCCGCTGTCTCCTCGAGTGACCAGCCTGCAGCTGCAGCCTGCGGCGCAACATAACTCATCGCCTCGCCTAACTGTCTGACACTCGTATTCGATGATGCTGCCGTTTCCGCCATCACATCTGATACACGGCCCATTTCCTCGGCTTTAAGGTTGAATCCGGTGAGCACATTCGAGGCAATATCCGCAGCCTCGGCCAGATCGAGCGTTCCCGCCGCTGCAAGATTGAGCGTATCCCCGACAGCAGCAAGAATCTCAACAGGTTTGAGCCCGGCCATAGCGAGAAATTCCATAGCCTTCCCGGACTCCGTCGCGCTGTATGCCGAATCCCTGCCTAACTGTTTCGCCTTCTCGGAAAGCGCCGCCATCTCTCCTGCTGTGGCACGGGATACCGCCTGGACACTCGACATCTGCTGCTCGAAATCCATGCCCCATTTCATGGACATCGTTGAAAAAGCAACAGCCGCCGCTATGGCAGCCACCTCGGCCCGCTTCATCCACTTGGACACGCCCTTCGAGAACTTCTCGAACTTTCCGGATGCGTTATCCTTGCCGTTGATGGTCACAGCTATTTTATAATCTTTCGCCATCTTGTCTCGCCGTAATTTTAATGAAGGCGGATTGTCTCGCCGAAGCTTTAGCAAAGGCGGATCATTCTGCCTTCTGCCTTCTGCCTTCTGCCTTTGTTTCTTTTTTCCCCGTCATCTTCACAATCTCTCCCTTGATCACCCCGAATGCTTCCATCGTTGCATTGTCCTGATCGAGCACACCGCCCGGGGACGGGAGGGGACCCGGAATGATCACAGGCCCCCCCAGGGACGGACTTACGGTATGGCACATATGGAAGAGACTGATCATTTCTCTCGACCAGTCGGTTATAAAACTTTCGGGGCATTCCCTGAGTACAATCGGGTGTTTCCCTTTCCCCAGGACTACAACCGGCGGTCCCTCTACTTCTCTGTATTCTCCACAGCAGTTCCGGTTTCGCTGACGTTGTTCGTCACATTCGTCGCAGTCCCATGTACTCTCTCGAGAAAGCCATCGGACCGCCGCCCGAAGTTTTTTATATCGCCCTCATTGAGCATCGATATATCGCTGATCGCCTCGTTGATCTCGTCGACCAGCTCATGAAGCGGTGTATTGAGCAGCTCCTCGCCGGTGGTAACCGGTGTGCCATTCACCGTGAGATTAGTGATATTCTTTACATGCGCCGTAAACTGCTTCTGGGTGATTTTCGCCGTATCCGTCTGAAATCCCCCGCCTCTGACTCTTTTGGCGGTAACCTTTCCGGTGCGCTGCTGTGCTTCTTTCACCATAAGTGCCTTGATCTCGACCGTGATCGGTTCTTGCTCGTCACGGTTTCCGTCAAATTCCGGCACATAGATTACCCAGCCGTCTGAAAACTTGTACTCTTTCATCGTCGAATCCCATTCCTTTCTTTTTTCTTCTGGCTTTGTGCCTTCTGCCTTCTGCCTGATTTTTACAAAAATACTACCTTGATCTCGTCCTCTCCTGCTGATCCTAAACATTTCCCGGTAATCGGCAGCGTGCACTCATCGTTATCGGGCACTTCGATATTCGGTATATCGAACTCGAACTGGTTGGCATCGATCTCCAGCTTGTATCCGTCCGTATCGCCGAGGTTGACCTCGATATCCTGAGCGGTAAAACGCTTGGCATCGTTGAGCCATTTCGCGGCGCCTTTTTCGAAATAGAGGGTGAAGTTCCCGGTCACTTCACGGAATTCCGGGTGACGGTGTCCGCGTGCCGATTCGGTGGCAAACTCATCGTTTCTGAGCTTCACCTTATTATCGATGTCGAATCCGCATTCGGTTATATACACCGTTCCGTTATTGAGCTTGAAGGATCCCACAATCACCGGTATCACATCGCCTGTGGTCGTCGGCGTGATCGGCAGCGGAATCACCGCAGCTCCTATCGACTGATCTGTTACCTGAGCATTGAGCGTAAGCTTGTTCAGTGTATAATCAATCGAATTAATGAGGAATCCGGCTCCGCTGTTATCCTCTGTACCGACTTTTATCGGCATTCCCGTGCAGTATTGAAGAGCGTTTGTTACTTCGATGACAGTCGTCCCGGTTGCGGCCGCAGTCAATACATCGCTGCTGATCAGGTAATGATCCTTCGCCTCGCCGGAAAAGGTCACCTTCGGTTCATCGCCCCCGCCGAATTTAAGCGACCATTTGCTCGGCACCGCCCCGCTGACCGCCTCTCTGAAATGCCCGGCTTCTCTGAAAATACTGAGAGACATCGATGGCTCTGCCAGAAGTATATAATCAACGCTCTGAGCCATATTAACTTCCTCACTACCGAACATCGCTTCCCATAAGAGCGCATCGTCAGGCTTCGTTCCCTTCACACCTGAAGGCAGTATATACTTCTCGACCGACCAGTCGGCCGTTTTCCTGCCGGTAATCCTGCTTAGAATCGAACGGCTTGATCCCTTCTCGGGACGGTCCTTGCGCTCCTGGGCAGAATTCATATCGCTCGAAAGTACCTTCATGGCATCCCCGGCACTCGGCTGCACAAGCGTCCCATAGGCGCCTGCGTTTTCTTCTGTCACATAGACGATCTCTTCTCGTCCGTATGCGTAATCTTCACTCATTTTCTCTTACCCCCTTATATGCAGGTATTTACGGTTTCCCTTTATTCCGTATTTTCGTTGGGGCAGACCTGCGTGTCTGCCCTGATCTTCTGCTCTTGCGCACTGGCGCCTTCTTTTCAGCTTCTTTTTTCTTTATTATTTCCGGCGATTTGATCACTTCCCGGAAACTTGATTTCCCCCTGCACAGTGACCGTCCTGCTGCCTCCGGTACAATAATTTCTTTGCCCGGGTCGACATACCCGAATCCCTCGACCCGTATCCTCGTTTTACCCGTATTCTTTATCTTCATTTTTTTCTGCCTCCTGCCTTTGTGCCTTCTGCCTTTTTTACTCTATTTTCGCATCGCAGTGATATCTGATAGCGAGTTCCATTTCAAACAGTCCTAAATCACCGAACAGATTCGACAGATCCCGCTGGAACGTCTTCTCCGTCATCGATGCTTTTTTTTCCCTCGTCACATCGGCCATTACCGCCAGGCTCACATCTTTAATAAACCGGTTTACAAGCTGCCCCTTAGTCTCATCGCTTTCGTTCTGTACATCGATGATCCCAACAATACCTACTTTCATTGTCCGTACATCGTGAAAATTGTGTTTCGGCTCGTTGCTTTCTTCGGCCCCGGGTAGCATGATCAGCAGTCCCGGCTTCTCTTCACCTTCGAGATCGGATGGCACCGTATTGACCCGCTTCACCGACCTGACATCAGTCCAGTACGGATCATTGCCGTCTATCCCCTCAAGCGTCGTCTTCAAATTCTGTATGATCAATTCCCTTTTCGGTTCATCAGCCATCTTTGTGCCTTCTGCCTTCTGCCTTTGTGCCTTCTGCCTGTTTTTTTATTCAATTGCAATCTCGATTTCACGTCCGAATATACGCTCGATCTGCGGCCGCACATCCTCTAACGATTTCGACAGCCAACGTCGTGCTGGCATGGTCACCTTCTTTGTCCGTATCCATTTTCCCTCTATTTTAAAAACAAGATATTTCGCATTCTTCGGTCGTATAATCCCGCCGTATTCATGGATCGCCGCATACACTACCGGGCTGCCGACCCTCCCGGAAACTACAGTCCCGATCCGCCTCACTATCGTTTTCACCGAGCGCTGCAGCCGGTGTGTCCTGGCCTTGAGCGTTACTCCCGCCAGGTGATGCGTTTTTGCACGTACCTCAACGAGCAGGCAGGCATTACGGACTCCTGCGTACACTCCGCCGGGCAGATCCTTCGCTGTTTTCTCCATTCCCCGCTTGAATTCTTCCCATCCCTCGAATCTCACTTCCGTTTCCATACTTCTGCCTTTGTGCCTTCTGCCTTCTGCCTTTTTTACCTTCTCCCGTACCGCCGCACAATTCCCCTCACAATCTTTTCCTGATCCTCAGGCCCCCGTTCGTAGGTCGTCGATCCTTCGCCGGTACTCTCGCTTCGTTTGGCAAGCGCTTTACGGCCCCGTCCGGAGAGGTAATACTCGAGCGCCACAAGCTGTTTACATCCACGCTTGAGGTCGCCCGGTGTCGTCGTAAATCCACCCGTATACGTTACCAGGATACTTCCCGGACCGCCGCCGAATACATGGCCCGATTTCAGCCTGATAATCCCGCTCTTCTCTTTGAGCGTGTAGTCGCTCGTTCCCAGGGCAGCACCGTCAACCGTTATTTCAGAGATCGCCGTTACCGGGAAGTTCTGAAGTGTCACCGATTTCTTGCCGCCGTCATGAACTTCGTCGGTATAATCGGTAGATTTAAAGGTTCTTCCCGTTCGATTCTCAATAGTATCTGACCATTCATTTACCGACCGCTGCAGGAAATCGTTATCGCCATCGCCGGTCAGATTGAGCCACTCCTTGATTTCATCGCGTGTGATCAGGGCATTGTCTGCAGCAGTCACTCCGCCTGCCTGCGTTCCAGTTCCGGTACCGCCCATCAGCTAACAACCTCCGTATCGGGATTAGTGAAGTTCCATCCCGATTTTTGACTCCATACATAGACCGTTCCGTTATCGAGATAGAAAGTGATCTTTCCGTTCTGATCGGTCTTCCCGGATGCGATGACATTTGTCCCGGCTGCATCGGTCGTTACCCATAAATCGGCATCCGCTATTGGATTACCGGTTCCCTGTTCGGTCAGCGTATACTCCCAGGTAATAGCACCGGTACCTGCCTGGTTACCGATGCTGTCTAACTGGTCGCTCAGCGTCTCGAGCGTATCGCTGTCG